TCCATATCTACTGGACCGGCTTCGGCCTCCGACATGGTGGAATTATTTGTGTCAAATTTTGCGCCCGCACTTGCCATGTGTTGAATCTAGCACAGAGATTTTAGTTTTTTCAAACTATTGCACTGGATAACCTGCCGGGACTCCTTGTGGGGATGCGGCCATGTTGTCCATTCCTGGTGTTGTGGGGGCCGTTTCGTAGAGCGAAGCGCCTCCATCTCTTGGCGATTCTATGCCTGGAGGCTTCTGAGCCGGCGCCTGCCCATCTGCTCCTTCTGTTTGATTTAACAGGAGGTTTTGCTCTTGAGCGTAGGTTTGAAGTTGTTCCGCCCGAATCTGTTCATGCTCTGCAACGTGTCCATCGAAGAGCTGTCTGATTTGATCGGGAAGGTTTCTAAATTCATGGCTAATTCTAAATCGATTATGTTCATCGATATGGGTGTCATGATCATCTTCCATCGCCGCCCGAATCTTTGAGAACGGATCGAGCTTGAATTGGGAGTTCTCAGCCTGAGCCATTGATTTGTGTTCTTCGTCGGCGTCACTTGTAGATCTACCTTCATAATCCCAACCAACAATGCGCCTAAAACGCTCAGCATCAGGGGAGTCTGATAAGCCTCCGGCCTGCATAGCCTCGAGTGCTTCTCCATACCTCATCGCTCTTGAGTTCGGAGCACCAGAATACATCTCAACCGCAAGCTCGTGAGCAAAGTCAAATTCTTCTGCCTTGAATGCCGATACCTGCCATTGGTTGTTTGGCCCAAGCATCTGCACGAGTCTGCCATCTTCGTATCTATCTGCGGCCTCATGGAGACACAGCCTCATAACCCTGGTGATTGCTTCCTTGAATATCTGAACATCTGGCGCATGTACGCCTCGCTCAAACTCCGCCAGATACGCGAGTGCGCGACCAGACGTTACGTTTTGAGGAACATCTCCGCGACTCACGTCCGAATAGGTTGAGACATCTTTCATCACCGAAACTAAGTTGTCGGAGTATTTGAATGTGCTGGGGTCAATCGGTGGGTGATCGATATATTTCGGCTGAAACCCGTAGTTGTATGTGACGATTGAGCCAGGCATATCTGACAGCTCATCCATCTTTAGTTCTGCGCCTCGTGGCTCTAGCAGCCATGGGGTAACGCATCGGTCCAGCATTTCACGTTGCTTGGATGCGGCTCGATTCAGGCTTTTTTGCGGACCAATAAGATCCTTAACTAGCCCATCGGCATAGAGGGCTGACTCAACCATGTTCTGTCCACGAAGGAGTACGAAGGGGAATCTGCTACTAGGCAGGCGATCAACATGAAGGAGCGTTTCTCCGTGGAGAATAATCTGTCTTCCTCGGCCATACTTCTTTGATGGCTTTTCGTAGATATAGATCAGTTCAGCCTGGTCGTTCGCGTCTCCGGTGGATGTCCATGGCCCCTCGTCGTAGGGGTCTGACGCGCTAAGCGCATCTTCGGCGCCCGCGTTTGTTCGATGGTTCTCGTTCCACTGAATCTCGTCGCCAAAGTAATCGCCGTCAGCAAACATCTCGTCTAACTTAGAGACAGGCAGAGCCTTCAGGTGGATAATGTAGCGAATATCAGACTCAGACTTAGCAGTCGGGTCAGGCAGCGCTTCTGCAATGTTTACATGCTCGACCTTGACCTCTCCCTCGTAGACTCGATCAAGAACCGGGTCACCAAAAACATCTAACTCTGGCTCTTGTTCCTGGCCTTCAGCGTCTTGGCTCACCTTCTCCGTTGCGGTCGCTTTGCCGGCAGAGGGGTCCCAGCTTACTTTTAGCCAGCAGGCACCATGGATCTGGGACGCAAGCCCCGCAGAATAAAGCGTATCAAACTTGATGACGCCATTTCGGAGAAAAGAACGGGCTAGCTGGGTGGCCGCCTTGGCTTTTGCCATTGCGGTGGGGTCCGAATGAGCAGCCACAATCTCCGGGTTAGGGAGATTCCTAAGCATATCGCTAACAGCAGATCTAACGAAAGGACGAATATAATTATGGGTCTCGCTCGCCTCTCCAAACTGACTAGGGTTCGGACTGAATCCCCGCAACCCAGGACGGCCATGCTGATTGCCACGATAAAAAGCGGTCGTAAGAGTAAGACTGCCAAGCCTCTCGTGAAACTTGTCAACAGCGTCCTTATGAAACTGAATCGCCTCACTACGCATTTCCTCTGCAAGTTTTCTCGAAAGATGTTTACCCATGACTAATCACTCATCACATCGAAGGCCCTCAATGGAACCTGCGACTTCCCGTTACTGGCGAACCTGTCGATCTCCGCCTCTGTTTTCTTGGCCTCCGTCCCTGCACGCTGTTCTTGAATCCGAAGACTGGTGCGAACCGCATCTATAGGCTGACCGCCTACCGTGTGCATCGTCTCTATGTGATGCAAAAAGATGTTCATCGCCTTCAAGTTAAAACTCACAATAGCATAAACACTAAGAGGCGCGGCAAGCACCCCGAATACAGCGACAATTAAAAGAGCTACGTCCATGCCCCGACCCTACTATAAGTCCCGCTCAGGAAGCCAGTCCTTACCAAGCTCCGATCTAGCTTCGCGGTCTGAGACCCGAAAAGACTTCTGGATACTCTGCCAGATAGCCAGGTCTCCCTTTCCCATCGCAGCGCGAGCTTCAGCCTGCACCACCCGATGAGCCCTTACGGGCGGAGCGCCTACCTCATGGCCAAATAAAGCCAAAGCATCAGCCATAACACAATCATCATGCTCTCCAGCGGGAGCGTTGTATTTGCCGTTTTGATTCTCATAGAGCATCCATTCGCGGATTGCCGCAGGATGCACAAGCTCAATAGTCTTGTTTATGAGTGCCGCTTGAGCGCGGCCAATTAGATGCTGTTTGCTCATCCCACTCGTTACAACGCCGATATACCAGCTCTTTTCATTGGCCGGAGTATCCGTCGCCTTATCCATAACCCTTCGCCGAAACAAAAAAGGATAACGGTTGTCCAGCAATCGACGGCAAACCACCTGACCCTGGTCGTTCGCCTCTGGAGTCACAAACGCGCCGACATACCACTCCGCAAGCATCGTCACAATGTCACCAAAAAGCATTGGCTCAATATGGCCCCGCCATCGACAAACCTCTTTTATGACTGTGCCGTCACAACGATCAAACACGCTGACCACCGAGTAATCCTTCTTCCTAAGACCCTTGCCGGTATCAACGCCGATTGAATACTGATGGCTGGCGATGGGCTTCTCCCATACAAAAAGATTCGCATTGGTCCCGGTGGCCTCAAGAGGCATCCAGTCCTGCTGAAGAAGAAGAGACAGCTTTGGCCTGACATCCTTGCTCCTCTTCTTCATTACCTCGAGCGCTTCCTGATTAAATGCGCGTGCGCCTGTTCCCTGAAACATTTCATGCTCATCGCTTGGAAACTCTTGTTTGAAATATTCCTCGGGAGTCATGCCAGGAACATGAGCGCAGTCATTGGCTAGCTTCCATCTCCGCCACGCCAGCTTATCTGGAGTAATCTGTTTCCCAAAATCAGATATTAGATTCATCTCAATCTTGGTGAGCGTGTTCATTATGTAGTCTTTCTCATACTGACCAACGTCGAGCTGGTACTCCTTGTCGCCAAACCAAGGAATGAAAAACTTGAAGTACCTGTTCCATGTGCCGACAGTTACAGCGTCTTCGGCCTCCATCGCGGAAATGACTTCATCAAAGGTTAATGCGGCTTGCCATTTTTCGAAGAACGGTCCGGAACGACCATTACCGGTCGATTCGTCGATGACGGTTCCCCATTTTGGGACAGCTTGGAGCAGGGCAGCAACAGCGGAGTAATCTTCGTAATGTGCGCTCTCAGATAGATGAACAGCAGAAAACGTATAAGACCGCGCGGCGTTACGCCCCCCGGAAGTCTGAGCAACAAATCTAGAGTTGTGTGCAAACTGCATACCATCACGCGAGTTAGAATCCGCTTGAGTCCTGATCGCAGCATACTCACTAGGCCAATAATCGTAGCACAGCTTTGATTTTCTTAGAACATTCTGAGCGGCGCTTTCCTTGTGAGCGGTTACGTTAGTTGAGAAGTTCTCGCTAAACATCGACTTGATAAAAAATCGACCCTGCACATAAGTAGAGATGCCTACCTGCCTAGGCTTGCCAATAATACAGCGGACAGGCCCGTCGCTCACCTCTATCTTTCTCTTCCTTAGCTCAAGAAGAATTGTCGAAGTATTCATTGAGTAAACACTTTCGACCAGCGCCCTTAGTCCTGGGTCTTCTCCGAGACTAAGAACACTGAGCAGTTGCAACCTGTCCTTCACTGACAAGACAATGTTCAATGCCCGAATCTTCTCCCACATCTGATGCAATTCAGCTTGCGCGAAGTTCAACTTGAAGTTGATCATTCGGCCGGCGTGGTCGCGATCTTCAATACGCAAGAGAGTCTCCATAGCTAGACGGTCATCTAGCTTGAAGGTCTTAAGCTGGCTTAGTTGCTCCTCGGTGATTCCGCCCTTATTCTTCCGAGGTGCTCTCTTACTCATGGCTAGTATCTAGCGCATGGGCAAGGGGTTAGCAGGCAAAGGTCTGAGAGCACGCTGCAACCACCTGGGCATAACAGCCGGAGGGTGCTCAGGCATAGGCATGTAGGAGCCTCTCTCCTGCATCCACTGGGGAAGAGTCGGGGGGTTAGCAGGCAAAGGCCTGTCAAAAAGTGGCGGTGGGTTCGCATAACTCTCTGGCATTAGATGTTCTGGTATTGGGCCAGCGTGCTTAGGCCATGCTGCCGCGAGATCTTCCTTATTGCTGGGGTAGTAACTGAAGTCCGGGCCGAAGGCATCGCCCCATGATGCGACGCCCCGCCTGGGTCCCTCAAATTTGCCCATAACACCTCCGCTCTGGTCGCCGAAGCCTTCCATCTTCTTCCAGTCAGCCTCCGTCATCGAGTTGTAGGCTTCAAAGGCACCGGGCGCAAACATCTCAGGATTCCTTTGCATGGCGTTCGCTAGCCCTGCTCTTTTGGCTGCGCGACTGAGCGTGTTGCCGATACCGTCATCCATTACAGAGGACTCCCATTGGCGGCCAAGGTCATAGGCGGGAATTGCACCAGCAACGGTCCCTAATCCTACTAAGCCCTTGCCGAGTAATCTTCCTGCTCCTTTGGCGTATGGCGCGGCTGCTCTGGCCATCTTTGAGTGCATCGGCAGAAACTTGTCTGCTTCCTTGGCAATGCTGCGGG